ATAGGACCACTCTGAGCATCTGGGTTTCGAGTTTCTAATTCTAGCCTTCTCAAATCTATTGTACGTTGAATGTTTTGGATTTTGAAAAGTTCTCTGTCTAATGTTTTGAGTTCTTCGTCGCTCAATTTCTTCAAATTTTACCTCCGAATTTTCTAAATAATTAAGTAAGCTATCGAACATTTTAGAAAGAGCCTTACTGATGTCAGAAACTATCTGCTTAATCATTCTAGATAAAACTTCAATTTCTTCCTGACTTAACTTTATAAGCTTATTTTCTAATTCTAGTTGTTTCTTCTGAGCAAGTTGCTTAGCTTTCTTCTTCTTAATCCTTCTATTCATCTTGCTCTCCATTTCCTGGTATTAGCTTTCATGAATGTAGCCTGCCATTGCTTCCTGAATGATGATGTAAGTTAGTTTCTTGTGCTTTGTCATTACAATCTCACCTCATCTCCGATTTTCAAAAATTCGTAGTTGTCTTGCGATACTACAAATATGCCGTAGTTCTGTATTGTGATTGTGTGCAGGTCGCCTATTTTTTCTTTATGGACGACTCTACCTTTGATTTCTGCTCCTTGATTGTCAGCTTTATAGACGATCATCGGGCGCTTTTCTTCTAGTTCTGCAATCCTGCCCATCTGCCAAATATTCAATCCAGCGGACAATAACATCCATATTGCGATAAATCTTTTCAATTTTCATTCTCCTCCGCAGCATACTGCAACCACACTAGGCACTCGTATAGATCCCTTGCGTGTTTCTTGATATTGCTTAACTCATAACCGTTTAGGTCATCGGATGTTTTTAAAATATCGATTTTTATATTTTCGATAGCTAGAATAAAATCCTTTGTACCTTTCAATCTATGACCTCATTAATCTCAATCCCCGGGCAAAAGAAAATCCAGCCGAAGTTTAGTTTTTCAAGTTGTTGTTGGGTAAAGTTTGTAGCTAGGCCGCCCATAGAGAAGAATAGTTTCTTATCCACAGCATTATAATATAGCGGTTGTTTTGTTTCTTTCATCACTACTGTATAACGCTTTTCATTCTCTACTGTGTAGCCAAACATCCAAGCAAGAGCAAAAATTTCTTGATTATCTGGATCATCCACCCAGCTATTAACTTTCTCTGGTGTGTATAAGAGAGCTCTAAGCAAGTTTTTTCCTTTCGCTTTGCACTCCTCAATCCAAACCGCCACAAACTGCGGTATCACTGGTTTATTCAATTCTTGCCGAATCTTATCAGCATCTTTCAATTGATTACCAACCCATGCTCCCTCAAACTTACCTTGCTCGTAGCCCTCACGATATTTCATTGAACCGTAGTCGTCCCCTAATTCTTTAAGGATATCATTAAGCCATCTAGTCTGTGTCGTCGGATCAAACCCTCTGATTCGACGAACGACATCTTTTAACTTGAACGGCAACGGTTCTGGTTCGTCTAAAGACCGTAAGTCTTTCAAAACCAAATCAACCGATGTCAATTTCTTCTTGCTAGCTTTAAATTTTTCGTATCGTTCAATTAGTCCCTGAATGTTCATTCTCAAACTCCTCGCTTTCTTTAAAATCATCAACATAAAAATAATTGATATTCTTAGGATTTACAGACAAATTTCTAATCCTCATCAAATTTCCATTGTTGAACTGACTAGTAATCTTCGTAAGTTCTTTTTCTGTAAAATTTCTTACTAGAAAACTAAGTTCTTCACCATTAGAGAAGCAAATTTTTATTTTTTGATGGTTGCTAACTTGCTCACTTTCAGGTTCATAACCAAGCAAGTATCCTACGCTTACACCAAAATATTTGGCAAGTTTCTGAGCTTTATCTGATTTGATTTGGCTTTCTTCGTTTTCCATTTTTTGGTACCCTCTACGGGTCACGCCAATAACTTTAGCAACATCCTCTTGTGTGTCGCCTGTTTGTTGTCTTAATTGTTTCAGTCTGTTCATCCTTCACACCTCCTTAAAATGGCAATCCATCATCTGGAATATCCATCGGATCACTTGCTCCAAAACTTGGTGGCATCTGATTTTCCATGCTCGAATGGTCCGCAGTCTTATCTCGCTTTTCCAAAAGCTGAAAGCTTTCAGCTACAACTTCAGTCACATAGACACGTTGTCCTTGCTGGTTATCGTAGCTACGAGTCTGGATGCGACCTGTGATTCCTACAAGAGCACCTTTTTTAAGCCAATTTGCAAAGTTTTCAGCTTGCTGGCGCCACATGATGCAACTGATAAAATCAGCTTCACGATCACCTGCCTGATTCTTAAAATTGCGATTCACTGCCAAACTGAAAGTTGCAACAGCAATATTTGACGTCGTGTATCGCAACTCAGGGTCACGAGCCAATCGACCTACCAAAACAACATTATTGATCATTGTTTAACTCCTTTTCTACTTCCTCAATCAGCCAATCCAGGTTCTTGCGTGCATTCTTCAAATCCTCAAGTCCGTTTTTCTTCTGATGACGTAGTAGATACTTCAAGGCATTCCCTAAGTAGAAGCCTTTCAGTTGTTCAGGTGTCATGAAATTTCTTAAAGCATTGATAGACTCCATGCCATACCTACCTTGATAGTGGCTTGGTTTGTTTACGTTGTCATTTTTTTCAGGTTTCATTATTCATCCCCTTCCTTGTTTTCTAAAACGGCATCCTGTATAAAAGTATTGCCAATTTCATAGTGCTTGTATTCTTCAGCTGTAACTTCAAATGTTTCTTCAACGTGCTCATTTCCTACATATCCAGAAACGACCAGAATATATCTTCTTTTTGTTCTTGTTGGCACAAGTACCGAACTTTTTCCTGTCATAACAGGTATGAACGTTGTATGAGGTTCATCAATGTACTTATCTACCACCGTCCCACTTGAAATCTGGTGACATGCTATGAGTAAGGATGCGAGTAAAACAACACATAGAATTTTAAAATATCTCATTCTAAATCCTCACAAAAACAAACTAGCTAGCCACAGAGCAAATGCAAAATATATAATCTTTGAAATGGCCTGAGTAAGTTTTTTTGAAATTTCTTCATCACTATAAATTGTTGGATTTATGAAGCTTAGTAAAGCATCTACTCCCAAAGCTTGCCAAAACGAAATCTTTCCGACCGGGAGGATTGTCGTTACAATCTCATTCCAACCAAATTGAACAACAAGCGGTGAGACAATTGTTACGAGTAATACACCAATAAAAATTCCTAGTTTTTTCATTTTATAAATCCTCCTCTTTGACAAAGACACCGTCAATCATCTTACCTTTGCGGTCTTTGATGACCTCATAAGCTTCTTCTAAGCAACTTTCAGCTGTAGTTCCATTACAAAATGAAACTGTACTAACCACACTGTCAAGAAACATCAAGTCTGATTTGATTAAAGGAATCTGTGTCTCGTTATGACAGATATGGGCGTATAGCTTCTGAGCGATATTACCCAGACTGGAAACCATCAGCAGCAATTCAAGTTCCTGTTGATTAGCCGAAATCTGAGCACCGTTCTTGATCTGTTGCTCAAGTCCAATCATTACTACCTGGATATCACCAATTGCATCATAGATCAGTTCAGATTTATCTTTTGCGATACCTTCAAACAGTTCTCCTGATTCTTCCATCAACTTCAAGAACTGTTTGACAGGATTTGCTTCATGTAGATTTCTGTCAACAAACCACTGTTGAACTTTTTCTTCCAAATTCATTTTTGTATTCATCTTATTTTTCCTCTCTTTTCTTCGTAATCAAGTAGTAGCAATCAACTGCTCCGTAGTCAATCCTGATGTTTCTCACCACTCATGCTTTTCCGAAAGCGTGGATTGTTAACAGCAGAGTAGCTGGCTTGATGTTGCTTTAATTCATTGATTGCGCTATGTATGTGCCCAAAACTCCCAATGAGTATCTTGCGGTGTCCGTTGTAAATAAAGTATAGATTTAACATCAATACCTCCTATCCTTCATCCCAGCAGGATACACAAAGCACCTGCCTGTCGCTCCCTCAAAAATGCGACTTGATAAAGCACCGTTACCGAAATCATCAGAGTAAAGCTCTTTAATCTCTTCGCTACTCAAATTCGTGTTTATAATCGTATTTGTCCGATTATCCAGGATCTTGAACAATATCTGATGCGCCCACTCATTCCGCTTTGTATCAGCCTTACGACTCTCTTTCCCAAGATCATCCAAGAAAAGAAAATCAACCTCAGACAATAGCTTGACCATCTTCGCTTCTGAATACCCATTGTCATACTCAAAGCTCTCACGAATTTTGTCAAATAAAGTCACAACAGATACAAAGAGCACGCTTTTCGGTTCATCATAAGACTTAAATTGCTCATTGAGAAACCGAGCCAAGCCATAGGTCAGATGACTCTTACCAACACCAGAAGGTCCTGTGATGATGGCATTTCCAACCGTACCTTTGGCATACTCACGTTCCAATCGCTTCACGAAATTCATAGCCTTTTCATCAATATCAACCTGAATCTCATAGTCATGTAGTGACTTGCTGGCCAGCTTACTTGAAACGATACTGTCACGAGCAAAGACCTCGTAAGTGTCCGAAAGCTTACTCTTGACCTCGGATTCCATATTCAACTGCTTTTCAAAGAGACGAATGTTCTCTTTCTCGCATTCAGGACATTGACTGATTTCCTCAACCTTGCCCTTGATGGGAATCTTAACAGACCAAAGATGGCATCCATGGATTTCACAGACATCATCAAGAACCGTTCTAGTTCTGAATTGTTTAAACTGTTTCATCTAAAAACCTAGCCTTTCGTCTGTTTTCTTCTCACGATTAACAACATTCCCTTGATTCAAATAACTATCGAACTTAGTTCCAAATAGGGTTTCTGGTCGCAAATATTTCGCGTACTTCGTACCTGACCAATCCTTAAACATATTGTCAATTACTTGTTTAAAATCTTTTAGTCGATATCCTTCAGACCATCTAGCCTTAATCAGAGATTTGTTCTTCTGAACATTATCTCTATATTTCTTTCCTGTCTTTGAATTAAGATAATCGATAATTTCTTTATAAGGAATATTATCTATACTACCCTTACCTATACTACCCTTACCTATACTATGCGGACATTCGTCCGTCACTTGTCCGTCAACTGTCTGACCTTCTTCAGTAAGCTCTAGAACTACCTTTCCAGGCTCAATCAATCTACTTCCATCAACTTCTAATCCAAGTTGTTGAATAGCTAAATTCCTGTGTATACTAGGCTTGTGTCTGTCCGGTCTAATTTTATTTTGTTCGTTGAAGTCCGTAATGAAATAGACCATGTCTTGATTAAGTGGCTTTATAAACTGCTTGATAACTAATAGGCCTAAACTGTCCTCACTGGCACCAATCATTCTAACGACTGGAAATGCTTCGACAATTCCGTCATCATCTGAATTGATGACCAAATGAACATACAGAGCTTGAGTTTCAAGCGGTAGTCTTAAAAATTTTTGTGTTTGCATTATGGTCTTGCTGACCATTCTTCTTTCTGCCATCTACCCCTCCACACTTGAAAATTTTGTGTACTCTTTGTGAAAGTACAACTTCACTGTTCCTAGACTCCCATGCCGATTCTTTTCCAGGATCAGCTCGGTCACGTTATTCGCTTCTTGACTGTCTGCATGTTCCTTCTGGTAGTAGGCATCACGATACAAGAAAGCTACAATGTCTGCATCTTGCTCAATCGAACCAGATTCTCGCAAATCTGACAGCATTGGACGCTTGTCCTGTCTCTGCTCAACCGACCGACTCAACTGCGATAAGGCTATGACAGGAACCCTCAAATCCTTTGCTAGTATCT